CCAGGTTGGCTCGTCCGGCGGCGGTATGTTGCTGCTTCCAGCCGTCAAGCGCGTCGTTGACGGTTGCCATGGCCTCGATCAGGGCGTGGCGCAGACGCGCGGATGTCACGGTGCCGTCGATGCGCATGATTTGACGGGCGTCGGCCATGACGATATCCGGGAAGAAGCCATCGTTGGCGATGTCGTCTTCGTCCCAGTCATCGACCGGCGCGCTGGCATCGGGCGTTGCAATCAAGCTCATTTCATTTCCTGTCTGTTGATGGATGGTGGAAAGGGTGAAATTCAGCAGGAGACCAGTCCATGAATTTCACCCTTTGCCATCCAGTGCGGGGTCCGCCCGGTTATGCCGTTATGCTGTTTTTGCAGGCGCGGCTGAATTCTTGATTTCGCGCTCCAGGCGCTCGATATCCTTTTTTACGCCGACCTTGTCGTGCAGCGCGACGGCGGCCTTGAAGCTCTTGAGGGCATAGTCAAGCCGGTCGGCTTCGGTAGGCACATGATGCGGCACCAGCGCCGGGTTGAGCAGGGCATACCCCAGCGCTTTGTGCAGTTTGGCCTTGACCTGGTCCGGCATGTCCTTATCCAGCGTGAGCTCCATGACGCCCTGCAGGATGGTGATATCGATCGGCGCGTCGGCAGCATGCTGTTTGAGCAGGATGTCGGCGAACTCTTCGGCGATGACCACGGCAGTGCTGCGCTCGTATTGGTCGGGCATGGCCAGTTGGTGCTTGATGGCGTATCGGGCGATGTCGAGCGCGAGATCGAGCTGCCGCGCATCGATGCACCAGACCATGACCGTCATCAGGACATCGTCCTGCACGCCGCTATTGCCTTCGATGACGCCACGGATCCACGGCAGGTAGTCGCCGGTCAGCTCCGCTTTCAGCTGTGCCTTTTTTTCCATGGACTGAATGGCATGCAGGCGACGCTTGTCTTCCGCCAGCTTGCCAAGCATGAGTTCATACTGGTTGGCATTGAGCGGCGCGCGCTCCTCGCCGCTGTTTTCTGCGGCGGTCAAGGCGGCGGTGCGGCGCTCAAAGTGTTTTCTGGCTGGGCTGCTCATGTCGGTGGTCTCTCTGTCGTTGGTCTTTCGGTCGGATTACGCTCAGGTCGCGGATCAAACGATCACGATGTTTTCAGCCACTGCGCCGCAGCCGTAGTCTTCGACCACGTAGGCGTCGTTGCTGGACTCGTAGTTCTCGATTCGGTCGCGCTTGGCGTTATCGACCACGGTGCGGCGGCGGCCGCCCTCTTGCCAGTACAAGCTGAGGTTGTCGAGGCGGGTCACCATGATGGCGTTGGCCGGGAAGAACGGCACGCGCACGGCAGGCAGGTTGCCGATGCGCTTCTGGCTCATGATGATCTGTCCGGCTAGTTGCTCACTTGGTGCTTGCGTGGCGTTGACGATAGGGAAGTACTTGTCTGCCAGCAGGGCGCGGCCGCAGATGGCGACCAGCTCGGTGTCTTCCTGGTACCAGGGTTCGATCAGGTTGTTGACCATGTCAAACACCAGGGCGTCGATGTTCTTGTAGTCGCCGGTATCGCCGATGTTGATGACCCCGGAATCGGCGACGACTTCGTCCATCACCCGGGCGGTGGCGAATTCGCGATATTTCTGCAGCCAACCCTTGTTGACGTCCTGCAGCAGCGGGTTGGTGACCTTGTCGCTACTGGCGGCGCGGCTGGTGCCGTTGAAGCCGATCATGATGCGGTCCAGCGCCTGACGGGTCAGGATGGCGTCACGCAATCGGGTCTGGAAGTCGGGGAATTTGGCCCAGGCATCCAGCTTGGCATAGGTGATGTGCGTGTCAAAATTGGTCTGCGTGCAGATGTAGCCGTCTTTATCTAGCGTGGAGATGTCGCTGGTGGCGCGGTCGGCATTCGCCGTGTTGGTGGTACCGGCAACCGGGCCGCCGACGCCGAGGCCGATTTTTTCGCCTTGCTGTTCGTTAACGCCGATGATGTTGATTTTGCCGAGGAAGCCGGTGGACTCCTGCATGCGGGTTTCCAGCTTTTGCTGCACGCTGGGCTCGACCGTGAATTTCTCGACCACGCTCGGGACGTCGTTCAGGGTTGCCAGTTTTTCGAGGTAGCCGTTGAAGGCGATCCGGGTTTCTTTACGCATGATTTAAGCTCCGTTTGTTGATCCGTGTGTTTTGCTGTTTCTACTGGTCTGCCCGTTCGGCCTAGCAGTCCGTTTCGACCTTGCCGTCGCCGCCGGTGGCAGCTGGACGCTTGATCTTATTTTCCGGCTCCTGGCTCAAGCTGGTCTTGAGTTCGTTGAAGTTCTTGCGGTCGGTTTCTGCGGCGTCGCTGATCTTCTTGATGTCGCTCTGCAGGGTTTCCAGCGAAGCCAGTGCGCCGCTGAATTTGTCCAGCAGCTGTTTCTGGCTGTCGGCGACAACTTCAATCGCCTGGGCGATGCCGTTGAAGTTCTTTTCGTCCTGCTGGCTTTTGCCGGTGAGCAGGCTTTTCACCTTGTTGAACAGTTCGGCGCCTACGTTGCCGGTCTTCTCTTCTTCGAATTCCAGCGTAGACTCAACCGCTGCCGTGAACAGGTTGTCTTTGTCCTGCTTGCGGTGGCTGAAAAGCTTGAGGGCTTCAGTGCCGAGCGAAGCCGGCGAGTCTGTGACGGCAAGGCCGCCCAGGTAGGCTTCGCCGGTTTTTGCAAAATTCGGATACAGCTCGATGGATGTGTAGATCTTCTGGCGCTGCTTGTTGATGGCGACCAGCTCTTCGGTGACATCCAGCTTGGCGAACAGGGCCAGTTTCTTCTGGCCGTCGATGGTGACTTCTTCGGTCTTGGTTTCCAGCACGTCTCCGTAGGCCTTGAAGCTGCTCTCTGGCAGGATGCCGCGGATGTGTTCGAGCCAGATGCGGGCGCCGTATTTTTCACGGTTGTAGTTCTTGCCCATCTGCTCGATGTCTGTACGTGCCAGCGCACGGCCGTCGGTGGTGTCGCCCTCGACGGCGATGCGGATGAATTTGGTTTGCGGCATTTGTTCGCTCCTGGTCTGGTTGCTTGTGCTGTTCGGTTGCTGGTGTGTTGTCGTCATGGTCTGCACGGGCGCGGGTTTCGGCAATGTTTTGCGGTTCTATTGCCCCGGTTTACAACTTGAGCGGCAGGCGGGGCTGATGGCTTTGCGGCTACTCTTGCGGCATGAATATCGCTGTCGAACAAATGCTACAGCCGAAGCTCGACCTGACGCTGGACCCGCGCAAGCAGGCGCGCTTGTTGTATTGGCGCGGCTATCGCGTGGCGCGGCTATGCGAATTTCTCGGTGAAAAGCCTGCCACGGTGCACAGCTGGAAGCGCCGCGACCGCTGGGATGAGACGCAGCCGGTGGATCGTGTCGAGGCCGGTATCGAGACGCGCTTGATGGAGCTGGTGTTCAAGGAGCAGAAAGAGCCGAAGGATTTCAAGGAAATCGACTTGCTCGGGCGCGAGATGGAGCGCATGAGCCGGGTGAAGAAGCACGAAAAGACCGGCAACGAGGCCGACCTGAATCCCAAGGTAGCGAACCGCAACAAGGGGGTAAAGAAGAAGCCTGAGCGCAACCCGATCAGCGATGAACAGGAGGCTTTGCTGTTGAAGGCGTTCAAGGATTCGTTGTTCGGACACCAGCGCACCTGGTATCGGGCGGGGCTGGAGCACCGGATCCGCGATATTCTCAAGAGCCGCCAGATCGGGGCGACATGGTTCTTTGCGCGCGAGGCGCTGGTCGATGCGCTGGAGACCGGCCGCAACCAGATTTTCTTGAGCGCCAGCAAGGCGCAGGCGCATGTGTTCAAGCAATACATCATCCAGTTCGCTGGTGAGGCGGCCGATGTTGATCTGAAGGGTGACCCGGTCATTCTGCCGAATGACGCCACGCTGTATTTCCTCGGTACGAATTCCAAAACCGCGCAGAGCTACCACGGCAATCTGTATGTCGATGAGTATTTCTGGATCAACCGGTTCCAGGAGCTGCGCAAGGTGGCGTCCGGTATGGCGGCGCACAAGCGCTGGCGGCAGACGTATTTCAGCACGCCTTCGAGCCTTTCGCACGATGCGTGTCCATTCTGGGATGGCTCCCTGTTCAACAAGGGCAGGCCCAAGGATCAGCGCGTCGAATTCGCGGTTGACCATCACACGCTGAAAAACGGGGTGCTGTGTCCGGACGGTCAGTGGCGCCAGATCGTGACGATCGACGATGCCATTGAAGGTGGGTGCGATTTGTTCGACCTGGAGCAGCTGCTGCTGGAGTATGGGCCGGAAGAGTTCGCCAACCTGTTCCGCTGCGTGTTCATCGATGATGGTGCCAGTGTGTTCCCGCTATCCGACATGCAGTCCTGCATGGTCGATAGCTGGGTGGTTTGGGAGGATTTCAAGCCGTTTGCCGTCAGGCCGCTGGGCTTCCGCGAGGTGTGGGTCGGCTATGACCCGGCCTTGTCCGGCGATTCTTCCGCGCTGGTCGTGCTGGCGCCGCCGGCGGTTCCGGGCGGCAAGTTCAGGATGCTGGAGCGGCATCAGTTCCACGGGATGGATTTCGCCGCGCAGGCGGAGGCGATCCGCAAGATCACCGAGTGCTACAACGTGACGTATATCGGCATCGATGTCACCGGCTTGGGGCAGGGCGTGTACCAGCTGGTCAAGCAGTTTTTCCCGAATGTGCATGGGTTTTCATACAACCCTGACCTGAAAATGCGCATGGTGCTGAAGGCGCGGGATGTCATCAGCAACCGCCGGTTTGAGTTCGACGCCTCATGGAACGATGTGGCGCAGTCGTTTA